GTACTTTATACTCCGCTTTGACGACAGTGAATTCACAGAAACTGCTGCTCGATAATCGTTCCTGATAACGATCGCAAATTGGCACATAAACTCCGATACTGCCGTCTTTTCAACGCTTTCGATCCCATCCTTACACGCTGTACTTGTCGCTTGTGTTCCTCTGTAGCCCTAAAGTGGATCTTAGCTGTCGATATACCTTTTGACGCACGTAACATAATCAATTGTGATGCATATAAATTTACTGCATCTCGTTCAGTCTGCGTTAATTCATGTGGAAACACGAGAAAATCATCAATCATCTGTTGGGTACACACATCTAGAGACATCGAAAATTCGTCCCCACATGCACCTCCTTTATTAAGTTTCTGAGCATCGAATTTGATTTTATCTCGTGCAATATAATTCCCGAGCTTCTCACACACCTTTTCGTCTAAGTTCATCATTGAAAAAATGAGAGCATAGTCCTCTGCAGAATGTCCAATTCCAATCTCCTCTAATACTGCAAGTATATGATTCGAAGTTATGAAACCTCGCATGATTACATCACTCCGCAAGATTGAATCAATTTGATCAACATATGAAATTCTCTTTCTATTACTTTTTCTGTTTCCAATTACCAACTTCTGATTTTTGAATTCAGGTGATAAGTTTAAATCTGGGAAGTATTGCCGCGTTATACCGGAGCCTCTTCCGCTCTCAAAAACAACTTCGAAGATTTTGCAATACTGCATCGAAATTTGTAGATCAATTCCTTGTGGTTTCAGCAGTGCCTCTTTTCTCCATGTGTTGAAAGTCTCATGAAAATCTAACTCGTAATTGGGACTCAATAAAGTTCGTGCTTTAGGTTCCTTCAATAGTGCTGAATGCATCATCGTCCCAGATATCTCGGTTGGACCAAAACCTTGTAGTGGCAGCATTTGAACCTTCGCTCGCGCCTCTGGATGTTGCAATACAGTAGAGACCGGACGTCGCGCCAACTTCGAGAACAAGGACATTTTCGTTATGGTGGTTAACCTTCTTTTGTCTACCTGCGTCTCATTCCAGCTGGGCATTGCACTTGTGCATATCTTCATGATTGGCAACAGCTCGTCCCTGAATGAATCCATAAGTAGGGAATCTAGAAATATTTCAGGCGTCATAACTACGTTTAAAGCGCTTGGATGTGCCCCATAACCGTTCCATTCCACTGGCAAATATAGTGTTAGGGGGTGTCGTAAAGCACACAATGTATATCCATCCTCAGCACTATCGAAATGTCGAGATCGTAACTTTCCACTCTCCATAATAGTTCTCTTGAATTTCCGGTAGCCTACGAAAATAGTTTTAAAGCAAAGGATTATGTGAGCCAATTCAGCACTGAAACCACGGCTGCATTTTGTCACGAACACATTTACATTCGCCCGCATGTAGCTTTTCACATCTTCAATATCTTTCTTTCTTTCCGACGAGATGAACATCATACGATCTTGACCAATATACACTCCTTGCTTGGCGTGTGTCTGCGTTTTTTCAGCGGAGAATGGCAAAAAGGTTGTCTTAGCCGGGGAAGCTTCATGCCCGAATAAAGCAATAGTTTCAAAAATGGTTTCCATAATCTTGTCTATAGCATCTCCGCGTATCACATTTAGGTTTGTATACATCAACATGTCATCGCCCACATACGTTTCAGATTCGACAGTTAATAATCTCGGGGCTTTCAAAGCCAATTCCTCTTGTATGATTGTACCTGCTGCAAGATTATGCACAGAGTTCCAGACGAGCGTAGTGTTTTCACCCGATAAATGGGTCGATACTTTAGCTAGGTCACTGCCATCCCATGGTGAAACTAGGACGTACTCGTCCTCATCTTTTACTTCAGTTCTCACTAAATCAAGATTTCGAATTAAGTACACGCCAGGTGGCGAAAATCTGAAAGGTGAATCTTCCGTTGGTACTCTGTCCTGCTCATCTAAATTCTGGTATTCACTCAACAGCATTTTCTTTACATGTCTTCGTCCATTCCAGAAAGAACCGACTAATCGTCCTTTTCCGTACCCAGCTTCTAACAATTCTTCAACGGTCATACCTTCATATCTTAAACTATGATATTTTGATAAAGCTCTACGCATTCCATTCATCATACCTAATCGAAAATTATCTGGGGTCATATGTTGATCATATTCCGAATAGTCTAAAGCTAACGTAAATATACTTTGGTCAGCCGTATTTCTAAATGTATCTGAAGCATCAATTACTCTTGACCCTGTTGACTCTAAATCCCCAATGATTACCTTGCCACCAATTTCTCTCGCATTCGGTCTTGTTGATCCTCCCGTCTGTGAAAAATACTCATTAATTGGTAGCGTTAATAAGAGTTGTGGAGCCAATACCGAGATGTGGATTGAATATATAATTCTAGTAGCTTTTATTGGTACATCACGTTGTCCTTTTGATTGATAACTTTCTACACTGTCAAATTTCCTAATCATATTCTCACGTTTATATATTTTATCTCCCTCTTGCATCAACACTAGCGCTTTTTGTCTCGAAACAATTCTTATTGTAGTTTTCTGTTTCTCAGCTTTTGGACCATAAGTTTTTGGGACTTCAACACTTGTTGACATTCCTGATGATGTATTTTTTGCCATACGTAGCAGGGCACTATACATTGATTCAGGCGGTACGATCGTATAACCATGTTCCTCTGCTTCACGATAAGCTTGCATAACAAAATTTTCTGTCATATCAGATAAACGGGTTACAAAATTATTCTTATCCGGTTTCAACATTTTCTCAGGATCGTCGCCTTTGTTCTTTATCCAAGCACGTCCATAGCCAGTTAATGTCTGTATTGATAGCATGTAAGAAGCCAGGATGACGTGTGATATTTCCGTAGGATTAAAAGATTCTTCATAGACATTACTTAAGAAATGCATAATAAGTGGAGCTTGTACGTTCTGGCTCGATCTCTCCTTTACTAGATCCAGCATATCTTGTACCTTTTGGATATTTTCTCTTTTACTTTCAGCGAAGAATTTCGATCTCTTAATAGCGGTAGAATACGGATTCTTAAATCTTTCAAATCCAATGTAATCAACCTGTTTACTGTTTCTGTCATCTCCTCCATGCGACTTTAATACGATAATTTCATCCGATGCCACGCCCCAACATTTCACAAACCATGAATAAACCGCTCTTAATTTATTATTTATATATTTTGGATATGGTATGCATAATCTGAATAGTTCACGAACGATATCGTAAAGTTGAAAAGTTTTCTTTGCAAATACATAATGAGTAATCCTTTCTTCTTTAGTCCTAAATAACGCATTAAATTCAGAGAATGATTCAGTAATACACATTTCAAAAATTAGAGCTATAGTTACAATAAATACTTCGTCTTTAACCTGTGATAAATCCCTAGTATTCTGATGAAACGGCTCGCCGAATCTTTGAATGAATCTAGCTATAACCTGCAATCCCAAAGGCGTAAAGTTTTCAGTGCTTGAGAGTTCTATTAAAAGTGCCACCCAGTGCTTTAACGCTACATCGCCATATACCTGACATTCATCCCGAGCACGTGACATGACAAAATCAAAAGCTCGCACATATGTCCCATCTGGTTGTAGAAAGCTGTTTATTTTATAGTTCTGTAGAAATTCTTCTTCTGGATCCAGTTTACTTGAATCAACAGCCGTTTCAACTAACAATTCAAAAGTGTCCTCAGAATATTCTTCCAATGTAATTGAGGATGTTAATTGTGTCCAACTCATTTCTCTTAATACGGGCAATGAATACAACATTTTCGCACTTTTGTGAGGGTTGAATTCATTATCATCCACTTCTTTTCTTTCGACGTTTGTTCGTTTGTCTTTATCTTTTTGCATTTCGGAATATTTGTAGTAGTAAGTCGTCCCTTCATTCTGGTTGAAATGTATTCCAGGTAGAATTCGAGCAGCAGCATTTTGAGTGAGTTTCTGTCTATGTACCACAACAGCCATGGAAGTATTTAAC